CAATTGAAAAGTTGGGTAGCTTCTTTAGTAAGTAAATTTTAAGGCGGAACGTAAAAAATTCCGTCTTTTTTTTGTTAGTGTTATTCTTTTTAGTATATTTGTAGACGTTTAACAATTAAAAACACGAATTATGAAAGATTTATCAAGAGATTGCCAAGAGTGTAACGGATGGGGAACTATCACAATAGAGCACAACGGTACAGAAATTCCTTATTTACAGGATATAGTAGATTATGAATGCATGAGTTGCACAGGAACTGGTGAACAGTTAGACCCTGAGTTAGTTCAAGAGCGTATTGAAGAGGTTAACGACATGATTTTAGGAATGCAAACACGAATGAGAATGCACTCAGATTTTATCATGCAGTTAAAGAAAGGTTATTTAAACGAATTAGCAAATAAATACAACGATAGGTTAGACACTTGCGCAAGAGCTTTAGGTCGTTTAATGAATTATAAAAGAAAATTGCATAACTTAGTCGCAAATTAAGACTATGGAATTAGTATTTTTAGTGGCAGTTGCCTGGTGGTTTGTTAATTTCGAACCCCTGCAGCTGCTTTTTGATTTTATATTTAAACAGATTAAGATTTCACACCTATCGAATTACGTCCATTCGTCTTTAGGTTGCTGGAAGTGTTGGAGCTTTTGGACTACGCTAATTTACACGGGTAGTTTCCAATTAGCTTGTTTAGGTGCTTTAATTGCTTTTACAATTGATATATGTTTGAACAGGCTGAACTCCAAGTAGTAAACGAAATAAACACTTCGCAGGACGTTATTAAGTATTCAAAAGTTAGTTTGAATAAGTTAAAGAAGATTAAGGAGCTAAAAACGGGAAAAAAGGATGGCGAATGCTTTTGTTCAAACGTTCGGAGGCGTGTTTGGTTTAAGGATTTCATGCAATGGTTTGAAAGCAATTCTTGATAAATACATAAACACGAATTACGCTGAGATTAGAAAATACACTAACTATTTTTTAGTGCGAATGAATAGCCGAATAAACGCGGATGTCGTAATTAACAACAGCTATCTTTATTTAATAAAATTAAACCCAAACTTAACTAACGAAAACGAGGTTAAAAGCTATCTATTAAACACAATTAAAAAACAAATCATTTGGAATACATCCCAAAGTAACAAAGAAGAGTTAGTAACCGCACTTGAATACGAACCGAATGAAACGAATGACGATACAGATTTAATATATAAGATAGAGCAGGAGCGCAAATATCAGTTATACAAGTCGTGCATCGAGATATACAGAAACACGATTAAAGACAGAATTAAGTTAATTATATTTGAAGCATACTACGACAAAGGATATACAACAGCCAGATCAATGGGTAAGTATTTCGACTTACCATTTACAACTGCTCATTACTGGATTAAAGAAATAAAAGAAGATTTAAAACGAATAAAACTTGAAAATGAAAATTAAAGACGAATTTAAAGGAAAAGTGATAGTAAAATACGATAGTGTATTAGGACAAAAGCGAATCGAAGTTGATAAATTAGACCCAACACGGTTTAATTACTATCAATCAATTGGACTTGGATACTTATTCGAACCTGAAGCAATCAATTACACGGGAATAGAACAAGAAGAAACTGAAGAACAAGCTGAAAAGCCAAAAAGACGAAGAAAAAAAGCTGAATGAGCGTAATTCTAACATCTGACTATTACATCGTCTTTATGAATCCAAACAAACATAAACACGAATGGAACGCCATGAGGTTAATTATGAACGTAGCTGAAATAAACTACTGTATTTTTATAGATTACAATCTAAACTATTTAGAATTTCACCCAGTTACAAAACAAGAATTTAGAGATTATCAATACAACCCTAATTAAATGAAGTTAGTAAACATAAACGAGGTTAAACCAAACCCAAAGAACCCAAGAATAATAAAAGACGGAAAATTCAAAAAGTTAGTTAAGTCTATACAGGAATTTCCTGATATGTTAAATAAACGTCCCTTAGTTGTTTTTACTGACGTAGATAACAAATACGTTGTCTTGGGTGGTAATATGCGTTTAAAAGCCTGTAAAGAGATAGGATTGAAAGAAATACCTATTATAGTAGCAGACGAATGGACTGAGGAACAAAAAAACGAATTTCTAATAAAAGATAATGTAGGTTTTGGAGAATGGGATTGGGATAGTTTAGCAAATGAATGGGACGTAGATAAATTAGATGATTGGGGATTAGATATTCCTATATTTAAAGACGATGAAACTGAATTAAAAGATTTGTCAAGCACAATAGATAATTTATATAGAATAGAAATTGTATGTAAAGACGAAGAACATCAAGAAAATAGTTATAATAAATTAATAGAACAAGGATACGAATGCCGACTTTTGACATTATAAAAGAAGTAAAGCCAACTAAAACTTTTAGAGTTGCTTCAGTAATTGGTAAATTTGATTTACAATCTGAAAATATAGTTGAACATTTTAAAGGAGATATTGATATTCCTGATAATTGGCAAATAGGTTTAATTGTAGGAAAAAGCGGAACAGGAAAAACTACAATAGCAAAACAATTATTTGAAGATGTTTACATAACATCTTATGAATATACTGCTGAAACGGTATTAGACGATATGCCAAAAGAATGTAGCGTTGAACAAATAACTTCAGCTTTTAATTCAGTAGGCTTTTCAAGTCCACCAAGTTGGCTAAAACCGTATTCAGTATTAAGTAACGGACAAAAAATGCGAGTTGATTTAGCACGTGCTATTTTAGAAAAAAACGAACTATTTGTGTTTGATGAATTTACAAGCGTAGTAGATAGAAACGTAGCTCAGATAGGTTCTTTTGCTATGCAGAAAGCAATTAGAAAGACGAATAAAAAATTTATAGCAGTAACTTGTCATTTTGATGTTCAAGATTGGTTATTGCCTGATTGGGTATTTAATACAGATACAATGACCTTTCAAAGTTTTGAAGGGCAAAAAAAAAATAGACCAGAAATTAAATTTGAAATATTCAATTACGGAGATAAATCAATTTGGAAAATGTTTGCTAAGCACCATTATTTAAGTCACTCACATAACAACGCTGCAAATGTATTTATAGCAACCGTTAACGATGAAGTAGCAGGTTTTTTAAGCGTATTACATTTTCCACACCCAAAAACAAAGAATATGAAAAAAGTTCATAGATTAGTTATACTTCCCGATTATCAAGGAGCAGGAATAGGAATTAAATTATTAGAAGAAATTGGAAATATTTATAAAAAACAAAAAAATAGATATGTTATTACAACATCAGCACCAAGTTTAATTAATGCATTAAAAAAATCAAATAAATGGAATTGTAATAGAATAGGTAGAGCAAAAAGACCAAATGCTAATAAAAAAGTAGATTTATCAAAAGGAAAAAATAATTCAAGTGAAAGAATTACAGCAAATTTTGAATTAAAATAACAGCAGAATTACAGCACAATGGGAGCAAAAGATATTGAACAGCATAAATTTCAAAAAGGCGAAAGCGGAAACCCTAACGGAAGACCTCGAAAATATGTTTCAGCATTAAAAGAACATGGCTACAAAGCATCTGAAATTAACGATTGTATTCTTGTAATGATTTCAATGAGCCTTGATGAACTTAAAGACGTATGGCAAAATCCAAAAGCTACAATACTTGAAAAGACGATTGCGAATGCTTTACGTAAATCTTTGGAGAAAGGAAGTCTATATTCAATAGAAACTTTATTAAGCAGAGCAGTAGGTAAACCAAAGGAATCAATCGACCATACAACAAACGGTGAACCAATGCGAGATATTAAGGTTACGATAATAAATGGAAATACAAGCGACTAATATATTTCAAAAGAACTTTGATGCGCTCCAAAATAAAGGGGTGCGTTTTGTTATTAATGAAGGTGGAAGTAGGTCAAGTAAAACATATTCACTTTGTCAGTTGCTAATCGTTTACGCTTTACAAAATCCCCAAAAGGTAGTTAGTATTATTAGAAAAACTTTTCCTGCGTTACGTGCAACGGTAATGCGAGACTTTTTAGAAATCTTAAAAGACTTGGATATCTATTCACAGGAACGGCATAACAAATCCGAGCATATTTACACGTTCGAAAATGGTTCAATCATTGAATTCTTTAGCGTAGATGACGAACAAAAGATTAGAGGGCGCAAACGTGACGTAGCTTGGTGTAATGAAGCAAACGAATTATTTTACGATGACTTCACCCAATTGAATATGCGTACCGAATTTAAACTGATATTTGATTACAACCCGTCCGAGTCTTCAAGTTGGTTATACGAGTTACCAAAAGACGAATCAATCCTAATCAAGTCTACCTATCGTGACAATCCGTTTTTGCCTGAAAGTATTAAAAAACAAATAGAGGATTTAAAACGAACAGACGAAGCACTTTACCAAATCTACGCTTTAGGAGAAAAGGCA